GTGTGGCAATCACTTGCTGCTCAACAAATAGCAATCCGTTACGGCGAGGTAAGCATGATTGCTGGACCGCCAGGGGCAGGCAAGTCAACGCTTGCCCTGTCCTTGGCAGTCCGTGCAAAAGTTCCAACTCTTTACATTTCAGCAGATACACACTCACACACAATGAGCCTTCGTCTACTTGCTTTACTTACAGGTAAGCACCAGTCAGATGTTGAGCCATTGATGGAAGCAGACAGAGATTGGGCAGCACAAATGCTTAAGCCTGCTGACCACATCATGTGGGAGTTTGATTCATCACCAACGCTTAAAGACATTGAGGATGCAGTCCTTGCTGCTCGTGAGCGCTTGGGTGAGGATGTGCGTTTAATCGTATTAGATAACGCAGTAGATGTGACAATGGATTCACAAGATGAGTGGGGCGGATTGCGTACCTTGATGAAAGAACTCAAGTGGTGGGCTAGAGAAACTGGAGCAGCAGTTGTTGTGTGTCATCACACCAGCGAAGGCGTGCCAGGAAATCCATGTCCTCCACAAAAAGCGCTGCATGGGAAGGTGGCGCAGACCCCGAGTTTAATCCTTACTGTTCACAATCAAATCTCTACAATGGGTGTGTGCGCAGTTAAGAATCGTTATGGTCCTGCCGATGCAACTGGTGGCACACCAGTGTGGTTATCGTATGACCCAGCAGCAATGCAAATCAACGATGTAATTACATACGAACCAATGCAATTAGTTTAGGAGAACACATGGCTTGGGAATTAACAGTAGTAGAAAACGCAGGTGAAATCCCTGCAAATAAAATTACAGATGCAATATCAGTGGAAACCAAACCATTGACCCTAGATATAAAGGCTCAGTTAATGATTGCTAAGCCTAAGACACTTGTATACACCGTTGGTTGGAGGGCACTTGTTTGGCAGAATAAAGAAACTGGTCAGTTCAAAGACATCTCAGAGGAAGAACATGCAGAATACATTAGGACTGGCTCTATCGGTAACGCCTCAGGAAATGGAACAGATGGTGGAGAAGTTAAGTCTGCCGATGGAGATAAAGGAAGCACTGAAAACTGAGATACCACAAGTCCTTGAAAGGATGGAGGATGTCGCTAAAAAGATTTATGACCCACATCAAATTTGGTTGGAGTCAATACAGTTTGCTGATTATGTAACACAGTTAGCACAACATTTAAACGATGACCATGGACCTGAGTGTACTAAAGACATAGCAGAGCAGTTAACTAACATGTCTAACTCGTTTAAACTAATGGGAGAGAACGCTCTCCAGGTTCTTGATGAATCAGAAAAGGAGTTCCATGGCACACAGCAGTAACGAAACGCTATCCATTGGTTGGTGTGACAATGGTAATACAGATGGTAAGTTCACCGAAGGTTTGATGTATACCACTATCACCGCACCCACTCGCAAGTTGGCAATTAATAACGCCATCCGTGTACAAGGTAATCAGATTGGCAGACAACGCCAAGCGTTACTAGACATGTGGTATGACCAAATTAAAACTGATTGGTTGTTATGGGTTGACTCTGACATTGTGCTTACCCTTGATGTGCTTGAGATGCTATGGAAACTAGCAGACAAGAACACCAAGCCAGTAGTCAGTGGTGTGTACTTTATCTCTAAGCAGATGGAGTCATCCCTTATGCAACCTATGCCTGCACTCTTTAATGAAACAGGCAATGAGTTCAACATCCGATACATACACCCACTCCCAGCCAGTGAGGTTATTAAGGTTGATTGTGCTGGCTTAGGATTAACTCTCATGCATCGTAGCGTTGTTCCTAAGTTGCGTGCCATCTCTCCTAACTATTCTGTGTTTGCTGAACAAGAAGGCATTGGAGATAAGTATGTTGGAGAGGACATTGTGTTCTTTCGTAATCTTAAGAAGGCAGGTGTTGATGTGTATGCACACACTGGCGCTCGCGTTAAACACATGAAGCGATTTGCCTATGACGATAACTACTATGCGTTGTATTGGCAAGCAGCAAAAGCAGCGGAGGCACAAAGTGGTAACACAACAAGCGAGTAACAAGCGCAGGGGTGCAGCCTTTGAGATTGACCTTGCCGATTGGTTGATGACTCAGGGTTTAAACGCACAACGATTACCTCGTGCTGGGCGCAATGATATTGGTGATGTGTTTCTACCAGCAGTCAATGATACTTATGTGATTGAAGCCAAGGCACCAAGGCGTGACGGCAAGATAGACCTATCGGGTTGGTTGCGTGAGGCTGATGTGGAAGCAGAAAACTATCGCAAGGCTAAGAAGTTAGCCATTGCACCTACACCACTGGTAATTATCAAGGCATCTAACAAAGGCATTGAGGAGTCCTATGTTGTGCAGAGGCTGAGTGATGTCCTTGCAAAACTCTAAACATGACATCATTAAAGTATTGGAACATTATGGATTTGAAATACCAACCGATAAGCGTGGATGGTTCACATTGCGCTGCGCCTTCCATGGGGATAGAGTAAAGTCAGCGCGTTTAAACATAGACAACGGAGGGTTCCGTTGCTTTGGTTGCGATATGGCAGGCGATGTGTATTCACTTATTATGAAGAAAGAAGGAGTTGGTTTCAATGAGGCTAAGCAAATCGCAGAAGGAATTACTGGCGAGAGCAACGGAGAACTACGAAAAAAACCTAATGGAGATACTTCCGTATCTAACGAGCAGAGGTATCACCGAACAGACCGCTCGTATGTTTCGCCTCGGCTTCGTAAGAGAGCCTGAGATTGGACATGAACCCTATGTCGGGAAACTTGCTATCCCATATATCACTCCTACTGGTGTTATTGATATACGCTTTCGCAGTTTAAACGCTGATAGTGGTCCGAAATATATGAGCAGACCAGGGGCAACAACTCATATCTTTAACATTGGTGCATTGGGTAATGACTCTGATGTGCTTGCCATTTGCGAAGGTGAACTTGATACTGTTGTGGCTACACAAGCAGGCTTTAGTGCAGTTGGTTTGCCTGGTGCTAACAACTGGAAATCTTTTTACTCTCGTGTGCTTGCTGATTGGTCGAAGGTTATCTTGCTATGCGATGGCGACAACGCAGGGCGTGAGATGGCTAAGCATCTAAGTCGAGAACTCGACAATGTATTCCCAGTCTTTATGCCCGAGGGTCAGGATGTTAATGATGTGTACTTAACCGAAGGCGCTGATGGTTTACGGAAGCGAGCGGGTGTTTAAACATGATGGTAAAGAACTCAGCGTTTGATTTAGATTTTGGGTACGGCAGAAAAGGTGAGAAGTTAGTTGAAGAACTACTTACCGAAGGCAAGACTATTGAAGTCAAGCGCGACAGAAAGTGGTGGGTTACTAATAACCTATACATAGAAGTTGAGTGTTGGTTTAACAAGACCAAGGCATGGGAACCGTCAGGCATTATGGTTACCGAGGCTTCTTATTGGGCTTTTGTAATGGAGAAGGGCGTGCTTATGGTTCCAACTAACCATGTTAAGTATGCTATTCAAGAGTTTGGTCGTGAGATTACTTGCGACATACCACCGAATAAAAGCAAAGGCTTCCTCATTACAATAGATGATTTATTAATGGCTATGAGGAAATTAAAAAATGAACCAACCGAATAACGCACCATTATGGGAGAGCGTGTACAAAGTGGCACGCTACAGTGCAACACGATGCGCTCGCATCCATCGCAACCTTGTGTCCGTTGATGATGTATACCAGCACCTTAACCTTTGGGCGGTAGAACACTGGCACAAAATTGAGGAGTGGGAAGAACAAGATTCATTGGTGTTTAAACTGCGCCGTACATTTAACAACGAGAGTCAGAAGTTTGCTGCTAAAGAGCGTGCATACAAAACAAAGTCAGTACCCTCTGATGCTTTTTATTACACACATGAAGTGTTGCAAGAGTTACTTAAAGATGTGTGGCATTACGAACAGTGGGTGCAGAGTGGAGTGCCAAGTGATGGTGAGTTTATTAGCAAGACAAGCAAGCCAAGTGAGGGCATGAATCGTGAGGCTATGTTGTCTGATGTAAGCGGTGCGCTTGAGCGTTTAAACGAACAAGACAGGCTCCTCCTGCAGCGCAGGTTTGATGGTGGTGGATTAGATTTTGATGCACTATCTATTGAATACTCAGTCAGTGATGAAGCATTGCGTAAGCGTGTGAGTCGTGCGCTTAGCAAGTTACAAGATAGACTGGGTGGAGAACAACCTCAGTGGAACAATCGTAGATATAGGAAACCTGATGCCGATAGCAATTAGACCACTTAAGCGTAGGAAAAAAACAGTACCTAAGCGTAAGTCAATGACTCAAAAGCAAAGGTGGGGTGAAGTAATTATTACATACAAAGAAAAGAGTGGTGATGAGCAGCAGTCAAGTTGAAGTTAAGTGCGTACACTGTGGTTCGGTATCAAGAATAGATGTGTCAGAAATAAGAACACCTTACTACTGTTGGAGTTGCAAATGATTATAGGTTTAAGTGGATACGCTCAGTCGGGTAAAGATACAGTTGCAGAAGTGTTGTGTTTAAACTATGGGTTCAAGCGCATATCATTTGCCGATGGCATTAAAGATGCTATCTATCGTTTGAATCCGTACATTATTAACGATGGTTTAGGTGATAGCACATGGCGTGTGGGTGATGAAGTGGATGACCATGGTTGGGATGAGGCTAAGCAACACCCTGAGGTACGCAGATTGCTACAAGTATTAGGAACAGAAGTTGGTCGCGAAATGTTTGGCGAAGATGTATGGATTAACAAAGCGTTTAAACAGATAGGTGAACAAGAAAGAATTGTTATATCTGATGTTCGCTTTCCCAATGAAGCCAATGCAATCATCGCTAAGGGTGGACAGATGTGGCGTGTTAATAGACACAATCATTACGCAGTCAATGGACACAAGAGCGAACGCGCAATGGATAACTTTATGTTTAAACATGTTTTGTATAACGATACAACACTTCTTGATTTATGTGATAAAGTATTTATACTAGCAAAGGAGTTAGGAATATGAAATACGCAGGACATTTTAAAACACAGAGCATGATAGATGCATTGAAAGAATTGGTTTGGGTAGGTACATACGAGGGTGAGTGTTGCCGTGAGTTTGGCATTACTTTTCTTGGACATAATTGGTATTGGGAATTAAGACATAAACATTGACATAGAGAAACCCCGCAAAGGACTGGAATACTCTGCGGGGTTTTTGTATGGGCACCTACTCTATGCTTCCCCTACATAAAGGAGATGCCCAAGCGTGGTTACTTTACCATACCGCTAAAGGGTTCGGTGACAACCCAGCCTCGGCGCTTGCGTTCTTGATGCCTGCGGTATGGGGTAGTTCCACCCCACACACCCCTCTTTTCGTGGGCTAAGCCCCACTCTAGGCAGATAAGCATGACTGGACACTCGACACACATGCGAGCAAAGATGTTTTCTTCCTCGGGCGTGAACAGTTCTTTATCAGGAAAGAATAGGTTTGTGTTTATACCTCGGCAGTTAGCATCGTCAGTTAACTTGCGATTCCATTTAAGTTTAAACGCCACACCCCTGCGCCTACCCTCGTTGAGTGGTTTCTCCCCAAGTATCTTATGATGTTCGGGTCTAGATTGTTTTGGTTGGACTTGCATACCCTGCCCCAATCATGTAGTCGAGCAGCGTATTGAGTACCAGTTGTGCCTTGACTGGGCGTAGTGTTGGTGATTCGTTATCCTCTATTGA